GTGACCAGCAAAATTATGGTGGAATACAAGAAGGGCGGCCGCCGTCTGGCACCTTTCGTCGTGAAAGGTGGCCATGGCGTGAACATGGCGCGTGAAAATTCGTGGATTGAAACCTACACACCGCCGATGGTAGCACCCCGCCGGGTAATCACGCCGGAGGATTTGGAGCATCGTACCTTTGGCGAGACCGTCTTCTCCACGAAATCGCCGGCCCAGAGAGCTGCAGAATTGCAGGCCCGTGACTTGGTAGAGCTGCGGGATATGATTATCAACCGCAAGAACAAGATGGCGGCGGATATTCTCACCACCGGCCAGTGCGTCATCGAGGGCTATGCCGATGATGGTAAGACTGTGGTGCTGGATACGGTTTCCTTCCCTGGCTGGGACCAGAAGCTTACCCCCACCGGTGGAGACACCTGGGATAATGCCGGGGCAGATATCTATGGCAATATCAAGCAGATGAGCGAAATGATTCAGGAGCGCACCGGAATGATTCCGACGTTGATGCTTTGCGGTTCCAACATCGAAAAGTATCTCATCAACAACACGACCATTTCCAAGTGGCTCTCTATCCCGAACCGGGAGAACCTGGCCATGCTGGCACTGGCTCCCAGATTCACCAGCCCGCAGATTCGCCGTATCGGCTTGCTGCAGTCGCTGAATCTGGAAATCTACAGCTATGCAGAAACCTACACGGATGATGATGGCACGGTGAAACCCTTCCTTGATCCGGATTCCGTTATCATCGCCAACCCGGGACGCGGGCGGCAACTCCATGGGGCCGTTACCCTGCTGAGTGATTCCGGCATTGGCTATGATACCTACAGTGGCCAGTATGTGCCTTACTACAACGGCAACAAGGAAAGTCAGGAACTTTCCCTGACGATGTACAGCCGTTTCCTGTTGGCCCCCACATGGGCTGATGATTGGGCACTTATCAAGGCGAAGGGGTAAGGTGAAAACATCATGACAGAAATTATCATCAACAAGGGCTTTGTGTCCCACGAAGGTCAGATATACGGTGCTGGCGAGGTGGTATCCATCATGGATGACAAGGAGGCTAAGCACTTGGTGGCTAACTCTGATGGCGACTTTGCGTTCTATCGGGGCAATGTGTCCGATTCGGGCACGCAGGACAAAGAAGAACCGGTAGAAAATGCAGCAGATGATGTGTCCGATTCGGACACGGAAGATGCTGAAGCAGAGGCTACCGGCGATGGACTCCCAGCCCTTGACCCGAACGCTGCAATGCAGACAACCAAAGACGGCAAGGGTGGCAAAGGAAAAAAGAAATGAGTGCCTTCAAAGAGATGGTAGCGGAGGATATGGGAGATGTGTTCCTGAATCCTGATGAATTTGCCGATGAGCATGACTTGAATGGAACACTATGCACTTGTGTCCTGGAAAGCCCTACGTCCAAGGAGCCGTTCAAAACCGGCAAGGACTATGATGGATATGATGCCATTCACGGCATTACCGTTATCATCCATGTCAAAAAAGCGGATATTGGAGAGATGCCGGTGGAAGACCAACTGTTTTCTCTGGATGAAGAAGAGTTTATGGTGGATTCCTGTGTGGAACATATGGGAATGCTTACCATAACGCTGAAAGCCAATATCAGCGGTCTTGATGGGGCAGGAGGCTGGTAGTCATGATAGAGATTGAAGTCTCTCGTGAGAGTGCCAAGGCGCTGGAAGAACAGTTGATGGCACTTAGCGGGGATAAGGTATACAGGGCTATCTCATTTGCAGCCAAGCGGGCGGCGTCACACGCAAAGACGATTGGTACCAAGCATGTGCGCAAGACCTATACCATTGATTCGGCATCTATCAAAGCGGCCACCAGCATTCGTACAGTTGAAGGCGGTGCAGTGTTGCGGATTGCCGGCCCACGAAGAAGCGCAGGACATTATAAGGCAAAGAAACGAAAAGCCGGTGTCTTTGTATCCATCAAAAAAGGTTCCGGAGATATCGTGCCTCGTTCCTTTGCCTATAGCAATACGTTTTTCAAGCGCACAGGCAAAAGCCGTCTGCCGATTGAACGTATTTTTGGCCCTGCTGTGCCTCAGCTCTTTGGCAATGATGCTATCAAAAACGAGATAGCTGAATCGGCTATGAAAAAGTATGAGGAACGCATTAGGCATGAGGTTGGCCGTCTGATGGGAGGGTAACAAGTGGAAACACCTTGGAAAGCAGCCAGGGATATCGCAGATTTCCTGAATCAGAAGTTTCAGGAGTACAACGAAAAAGAATTCAATGCAAGTGACCTGGAGCAAAGCAAAAATTACCATGCCCATGCGGGCTTTCTGCCGCGGGAGGACAAAGCTGCGGAAATGAAAAAGCATTGTCCTGCTGTAGTTATCCGCCCGTTGATGGTGGAAGACGGTGAGAAGTATACACTGGCCAAGATGGTGATATATGCAGTAACTTATGACAACGACAGACGGGCAGGGTGCGAATCACTCTATCATCTGCTGGAATTTATGCGTTATCACTTGTTGGCCAATAACCCCATCAACAAGCAGTATGAAATCAAAATCACCGAGGATGATGCCATGGAGACATTCATCCCGGACGAACAGCCTTTTCCCTTCTGGGAGGGGCGGATTGATTTCAGCGTTTATCTGGAACAGCCTGGCAATAATGCTCCCCTCAGTAAGATGAATTTCTGGGGAGCAACATCATAGCAAAGGAGGGGAGAGCATGGCCAGAACATCCAAAAAAAACAAGGAAGCGCCAACGGCAAAAAAGTCAGCTGCTAAGGGGAAAGCGAAAACGACAGGGCCGGTTATCTATGTAGGGCCGCCTATTAAAGGGACGCTGATCCATAGCACCTTTACCATTTTTGCCGACGGTGTTCCGCAGGAATATCAGGATCATCCCAGTCTGAAGCATCTTTTCGTACAGCCGGAACGGCTGGATCAGGCACGGAAAGAAATCGGACGTACAGGCTCGTTGCGTAATATCTATTATTGGCGAGCAGTTGAGGAATTCAGTAAGAAAGGTGGTAAGTAATTATGGCTTATTTTCATGGCGTAAGGGCATCGGAAGTGCCTACTTCCATAATTCCTCCGGTCAATACCACGGCAGGCCTGCCGGTGGTCTGGGGGACGGCACCGGTGCACCTTACAGAAGATCCGGAAGCCAATGTCAACAAACCGGTCATCTGCTATGAGTATAGCGAGGCCGTCAAGGCGTTCGGCTATAGCGGAAACTGGAAGGATTTCACCCTTTGCGAAAGCATGTTCAGCGAGTTTCAGCTTTATGGCGTGAAACCCATCATTTTCATCAATGTGTTGGATCCGAAGAAACATAAAACCAGCGTGACGGATACTGAGGGCAAGGCCGTCAATGGCGACCATGAAGCAGTGGTAAACGACACGGTATTACTCTCTACGCTGAAGGTATTCGGCGAGGCTCCTGAGACCACCAGCGAGGCAGGAGCAGGCAGTGGGGAAGCCAGTGGCGATGGTCCTGACCTTGATGATCTTGATGGTGATACTCCGGCAGCGGCAGAAACCGGTGACGATACGCCGGTGGCAGCAACTCCGGCAGTGGTGGATGTGGACTATGTGGCATCTTATGATGACGATGGTCAGCTCATCATCACGCTCATCGAGGGTGGTTCTCTCTATAACAAGACGAGAATCTACACCAATTATGACCGCGTGGACGCATCGAAAGTCACTTCTGCGGATATCATCGGCGGCGTAAGCTCCGACGGGAAAAACAAGGGGCTGGAATGGGCAAGCTCCATTTATACCTTGTTCGCGATGGTGCCGGGGATTCTGGCAGCACCGGGTTGGACGGAGGATCCGACGGTGGCATCTGTGATGAAGGCCAAGGCTTTGACGCTCTGTGGTCTGTTCCGCTGCATCGTACTGACGGATGTGGACACAGAAGAAGTCAAAAGCTATGCCGATGTCAATGTCTGGAAGAACCAGAACAACTACACTGGCACCAATCAGCTCGTGTGTTGGCCGTGCGTCAGGAATGGCGATGCGATTTATCACATGTCCACTCAGCAGATGGGTATCATCGGTGCTATGGATGCCGGCAATGAGGATGTGCCGTATGAATCGCCGTCCAACCTCACTATGCAGGCCACGGGTGCCTGCCTTGCTGATGGCACGGAGGTGGCCTTGACGTTGGATCAGGCCAACATGCTCAATGCCCAAGGTATTGTGACGGCGCTCAATTTCAACGGTGGCTGGAAGAGCTGGGGCAATTACACCGGCGCTTATCCGTCCGTTACGGATCCGAAGGATTGCTTCATCTGTGTGCGCAGATTCTTTGATTGGCAATACCAAACCTTCATTTTGTCCTATTGGCAAAAAGTGGACAGACCGCTTATGCCACGTCTTATCAAGACAGTCATTGATAGCGAGATAGTGCGCTTGAATGGTCTGGTGGCAAGAGGGTACCTGCTGGGCGCCGATATTCAGTTCCTCGACAGCGAAAACCCACTCACAGACCTCCTGCAGGGGATTATCCGTGTGCACAGCTACATCACGCCGCCTGTGCCGATGCAGGAATGCGAATGTATCTTCGAGTACGACGTGAACAATTTCAAGGCGCTCTTTGAAGCAGCCTGAGGCGGCATAGGAAGGAGTGAAGAAAGATGGCAGTAAATAAAGTCCCTGAGATGCTCCAGGAGACGAGAGTCTACTGGGATGGCGAGGACAATATGATTGGCATTGCCAACGTGGATTTGCCGGAACTGGCTTCCAGTACCACATCCATCACGGGTGTGGGCCTGTCAGGCGAAGTGGATGCCCCGGTGCGGGGGCACTTCGGCTCCCTGGAATTGACGCTCAACTGGCGTACCCCGCACACATCCGGTTTGCGGATGGCTGGCGGTAATCCGGTGGCTCTGCAGATTTACGGCAGCATCCAGAATTTTGATTCTGGTGCCAGCGACTACGTGGAAGAACAGGTCATCGTCACTGTGCGCGGACGGGCGAAAGCCTATGCACCGGGCACGTTCGAGGCGATGAACACCACGGACAGTTCCAACACCATCGAGGTGCATTACATCAAGATTGAAGTGGCCGGCAAGACCATTGTCGAAATCGACAAGTACGGCTACAAGTGCGTCATCAATGGTACGGACCTTATGGCCACAATTCGCCGGAATATCGGCATGAGCTAAGTATTAAAGGGGGATAAACATCATGGCAGATGAAAAGAAAATTACTAAAGAAGCTGAGGAACAGGAAAAGGCAGTTGCAACTGCTGAAGTGGAAGTTTTGAATGAAGATGATATTCTTCATTTGACCCGTCCTATGAACGGCAGAGATAAGCTGGCACTGGATTTCAGTAAAATCACAGGGGCTACGCTTTTGAAATGTGAAAAGAAAGCCAAGGAAGTAGATAATACTATCGTGGTTCCTCAGCTTTCCATGGTTTATCAGGCGCATGTTGCAGCAGCCGCTGCGTCAATGCGCTATGACGACATTATCAATTTATCAGGTCCCGACTTTATGGCCGTGACGACACGGGTGAGCCGTTTTTTAAACAATGCGGGGTAATCCGTGAAATAAGGACTTCTGCAATGCGGTTATCCAAGTATACGAAATCGCCGATTGACTACTTTTTGGAGCAACCGATTGGCGATTTCTATGCATGGGTAAAGACCATGAACGACGAGATTAACCTGGAACGTAAGATGCAGAAGCAGGCTGAGGCAGAGGCGAGAGCCAGATACCACAGCCGTAGAAGATAAAAAACCGCCCTTGCGGGCGGCAGATTATGGTAATCTATTTGGTTTTAGTTTTGGATAAGAGTCAAGCATTGTCTTTCCTTCGACAATAGCAGATTGGAGCTCTTTAAGAGTTGTTTGACTTGAACCGTATTCACAGGTCTTATCGGCGATGTGAGTACAGTTTTTACAATCGTGATAGTGAGGGTGCTCAGATGCTCCCCAAAAACAAGCATCATAAGGGTCGGGATTACGGAGGGCACTCCATATAAAAGTGTAAATCGACATTATCCTCACACCCTTTCTGATTTTCAATTATCTCTTACTTAAATTATATCATATCGGAGGTGTTTTGCGTAGTGGCTGGAAGATTATTAGAACTTGCCATTGCTATAAAGGGCAAGCTTGACAAAGTATATACGGACTCCATGCGCCAGGCTATCTCCGAAGCCGGAAATTTACAAAGAAAACTTCAAGAAGTTAGCCAGGCGGCACAAGGTCCGCAAAAATTGATGCAGCGCATGGGCGAACTAAAAGGGATTCAGGCCAATATCGCAAGGTTTGGTGAATTGAAGAAGTCACTTGCCGATACAGGCAATAGTTTTGCTTCAGCGCAGGCTAATGCAAATCGGTACGCTGCACAACTCAGACAATCCCAGGCGGCAACAGAGGCATTGCGGCAAAAACATGCCACGATGGCTGCGTCACTGCAATCATTAAAAGGGAAAATCCCTAATGCCGAATGGCGGCAGATGAATAGCGAGGCAAAAGCACTGAAAGCCGCTTTGAAAGAAAGCGAACTGGCAACAAAAGCGGCTGGCAGAGCTTTTGAACAAGCTAAAAATCAAGCTGCGGGGCTGAAAGAAAGACTTGCAGCACAGCAAGCGGAACTTCAACGCATAAGAACAAGCATGGCGAATGCCGGATATTCGACGCAAAATCTGGCACAAAATGAAATCCGCTTACGGCAGGAAATCCAGCAGACCACCAATGCTTTAGCTAGAGCGGCGAAGGAGCAGGAACAGCTGAATGCTCGACGGCAGGCACAAGCCAAAAATAGTCAAGCACAGCAGAATATGTTTAATGCTTATGGCAATATGCAAGGAAGCATCAACACTGCGCAGACGGTTATGCGTCCTTTTGCCGGGGCCATTGAAAATGCCATGGAGTTTGAACACGCCATGAGCAAGGTGAAAGCACTCACACAATCCGGTCTGATTCGCCAGGGAGATTTTGACTCTGTAAATGCCAATATGAAAAAGCTTGAAGACCAAGCAAGACAGCTGGGTGCAACCACGCAGTTTACGATGACACAAGCAGCTGAGGCAATGGGGTATCTCGGCATGGCAGGGTGGAAGACTGAGCAGATTTACGGCACCATGCCAGGGATGCTCGACCTTGCTGCTGGAGCTGGCACAGATTTAGCCCGCACTGCAGATATTGTATCCGACAATATGACGGCCATGGGTGTGCCTGTCGAAAAAGCAGGCCATTTCATGGATGTCTATGCTTATGCCTTGACTAATGCCAATGTCAATCTGGAATCTTTGGGCGAAACAATGAAGTATGCGGCACCTGTGGCAGCCGCTTTTGGTGCTACTCTTGAAGATACTGCAGCCATGACCATGATGATGGGCAATGCAGGTATTAAAGGCTCAATGGCAGGCACTGCACTTAGAATGGGCCTGCTGCGTCTGTCGGGGCCACCCAAGAAAGCCACCAAGGAAATGGAGGCTTTAGGCATAAGCGTGTCGGACGCTACCGCAATGGCTTTGGAATCACAGGCAGCTTTGAAAGGGCTGGGGGTAGAGTTTGACGAAAATGCTCCGCCAATGGAGAAGATGAGCAATATCATCAAACAGTTGCAGGAAAAAATGAAAGGACTTTCCCGCGAAGAGAAACTGGCATCTATTGGGGCTATCTTTGGCGCGAATGCGGCATCCGGCTGGGTAAATATTATCGAACAGGGTGGAGACACCTTCGATAAATACAGAAATGCCTTGCGCGATTGCGATGGATACGCCAAACAGTTCGCTCATACCATGAATGATGATACCAGGGGCGCAATGATTGCTTTGGACAGTGCTACAGATGCAGTGAAAAATGCGTTGGGGAG